TTGGTACTAGCTATAGAGCCTGTTTCAGAGACGGATACATTAAATGCATTGCCCCCTTGAGAGGCAAATGGCACTTGTGCAAACGCTACATCTCCGAGCATACCCTATTAGGTCGCGGTCAGAGAGAACGTGTAAGTAACGTTTAAGGTATCGCCAGACGCAACAGACTTGTCCCCAGCGGTAAAGTCACCAGCGGAGAACAACACACCTGAAGTGCCAGAAGCAACGTTACACAAGAAAGCACCAGCGATAGTTGCCGTGCCAGTAATTGCAAACGATGATGGCGATGCAGAGTTAGTAATCACCGATGGGTTTGCTGTAGTAGCAGAACCAAAAGTTACAGACTTGCGGCTACCTGTGTAACTCGTGTTCTCAGTCCAACCAGCGTGAATAGCCAACGTGTCACCGGCAGCAAAGGTTGTACCAGAGGCGGGCCCGGTCACCAAACCTAAATACCATGTAGTAGATTGCGTACCAGAAGCAAAGTACACACTGTTCATGTTAGCCACACCACCGTTCATCACTAAATTGTGAAACGTGTCTGACCATTTTTCAACGCCATCGGAATCTACGCAGGTAACTGTGTAAACGCCAGCAGCACCGACCATGTCGCCGGTTGTTGGGTTTGTGATTAGACCAGCTGAAACTTGGTCTTTTGCTGAGCTGTATTCCATGATAAGTCCTTAAGAAATGCGCACGATAGCGCTGTTGGCATCGGCAGTTGGGAAAACGATTTGAAAAGTGTCATTGCTGACTGTTTTGTCTGAACCAAAATCTAAAACGGCCACTGACTTATTACCCTGTGTAGAGTTATAAATTAATGCACCGCGGCACGTAAATGTAGCGTTACTCCAAGTGGTTGCACTAAACGAAATATACGCCGTTGGAACGTTTGCCGAGTTGTTGTTGGCTGTTGGGGAAGTACTAATCACCAAAACATTACCGCCAGCCGTGTAGTTTGTGCCACTGCTAGACACTTCGTTGGTAGTTGTGTAAACGGTAGTACCAGTTCCTAAATTTGCAGCTGCGGTGTACAAGGCAATCTTAAAAGTATTGGGCGATGTTGGGCCAAAGTTGTGAACTGCTTGCAGAAGCTCAACTTTAAAGCTGGTCGTGGCGGATTGCAAAATACTCATGATACAGCGGTCCTTACTTGACCATCACGATAAGCATCCATACGTTGCTTACCATCAGCCAGATTTTTATACAAAGCAATTGCTTGAACATAACGTTGTTGAGCAACGGTCATCATATCGCCCTCGCCCTTCATGTAAACAAGGGCTTCACAGATTGTGCCGTATAACAAGACAGAATCAAAGTTGTCGCCCAGCCAAGTAGTTTCTGCCTCAACAATTGAAGTTGGGTAATAGTAATAATGCAGCTCAACGTTGTAGGAGGCGTCTGGCGTTGGGCCAACAATAAATGACAGCTCAGTAACGTTGCTAGATTGTGGTCCAAAAATAGCGTAATGCTTTGGCTTGCCTTGCGTTGCTTGGTTTGGATACGCTTCACGAATGAAGTTTACGTCTTTGTTAAGCAAATACAGGAAGTCACCACCAGCGGCTGGGTAGATAGCAATTGAGTAAGTAGAAAGAAAATCTTCTGGTGCACTCAGGTACTTATTGCCAGCTGTCAACGAGCCTGTCACGTTCTTTCTCAAGTTAGCAGGTTGCGCAGTGTTGTAAATGCGCTGCTCCGCCTGACGGATAAATGTATCCATGTCAACGGTTGGGAAAGAATTTTCGCAGTAATTGTTTACTGCTGTGACAAGCTGTTCGTAGTTCATGCCATCGGGCCTCGTGCCATCACGCCTTTAGTAGCTGCGCCAGTACCACGGATTTTGATGCCGCTAGTCTTGGTTGGCTCATCGCCAGCTGACTTGCTAATGCCACCAATGCTCACGTCGTAAGTGTCGAGCTTACTGCGGTTGGGTTCTTTACCGGGGTTAGTAGAAGCTTTCACTTCTTTGCCACCCATTGTGTGCGGCTTAGCGTAGACCTTGGCATCGCCAACTTCTTTGCCCATTAATTTTTTGCTAAATGTAGCCATGTCAGCCTCACTTTTGGTTGTTTGCGCGGGCCATGTTGCGGCCAACTGCACGCATAGCTTGACCGGTCACGCCTTTAGTCTTTTTGCCGCCCATAGTTTCTTTAGCGGTAGGGCCGCTATCACCAAGGTTTTTGCCCTTAGTTTTACCTTTTTTGGCTATGCCATCTGCTGATCGTGTGAATGCCATTTTAAGCTCCTGTAGTTACTGTGACTGTACCAATTTGTACGCCCAATGCCAAGTAGTTTGGCGTTAATAAATTATCAAAAGATCTAGACCCGCCAACCGGGTTCCAACCCCACTGAATATCCCGAGAACCACCTGAGACATAACCATTGACGTTTACGCCAGAAGTTACATAAGTGGTGTCCTTACGTGGGTTACGCAAAGCCTGTGGGTCATCAACAGGAAAAGTACCCAACATAAGCTGTGGCTGATCGGGGTCCCAACACTCGGGGCATACCAATAGCTCATACTTACGCTGCTTAATAACCTCTGTCTTAAGCTTTTTTAACTTGAACTGCTGGCCGCAACGATCACATTCAGCAATCGCTATCTTGCCGGATGCAAATCTATTACCCATTAGTAGCTGCCACCAATATATTGCTGTCTTGGCACGAAACGAACCGGAGCTTTCTCTCGGTCCTCGCCCGCGGCGGTTTCAAACGTTTCGTCATAAATTTGTTTAAGCATCTGGATGCGGGGCATTAGTTCCGGCACTTTGATTGCAATGTGATACGCTAAACCAGACACCAAAGCGGGTAAAAACCTAAAGTTCATGTCGGCTGTCTCAGCGCCAGCGCCAGCATCCTGTACACGACGAAGTCTCCAGTACACAAACTGATAAGGCGTAGTGTTGTCAGGGGTAGGCCAGAGGGTCACGGCTGGGAGCTGGGGCACATACACCGCGGTGCTAGTTGAATGCGAGGCTGCAGTTGTGTTATTTTGACCACGGAACACACCGCCCAGAGTATTCCCTGTAACGTATGTGTAGTAGATGTCTTCAGAATCAAGGCGAATGAAACCTGAACCTGCTAAATCCACTACGCTGCTAAGCGTTATTGTGGTGTCCGTCGCCGTAATTGCGCCCACCAAGACCGAACTGGTTGGGTTAGTTTCGCCAGAAAGTCTTTGAATCCAGACTTGAATTGGGCGAGCTTGGCTAAGCTTGTTTGGAATAGTTGCATAAGTAGAAACGCTAATGCGTGAAATGGTTAAGTCCGCTTGCGTTGAAGAGGTGTTAGACCCAGTACGGATCACCTGCTCCAACAAATCAATTGTGTCTGTCGGCAGTGCGTATGTAGCTAATCCGGGAGTCAGGTTAATGATGCCCTGCTCCATTGTCCACATGTTAATACCCTTGTTCTGCCACTCAACAGTCATTAGGTTCATGGAACGACGCGCTGTGCGCAAGTCGTAGCCAGAACGCATTTCCCGGCCAGCCCTCTCCCACGCTTCCTCGGCAATCTCCGTGAAGTCCATATTGAAGAGAGTGGTTCCGGTAGTGGTCATTTTTTAGCCGTCTTTGCAGAGTCAATAAACGCCTGAGCTGTAGGAGCACCTTTTTGCCCGGGCTTGCGCATTTTCTCACCGCGTTTGCGTTTAGCATTAATGTTGGCATAAAGACCAACAGAGCCGCCCGCTGCATACTGTGTGAAGTCAGTGTCATCCCGACGTGCTTTTTTCACGCCTTTGGGCATTTTAGAGGCAGAAATATCTCCCATACCGCGGCTTGGCATCATCGTATTTTCGCTGCGCGAGCGCCTCGTGCCATACCCCAACCCTTAACTTTGCCGCCCTTTTTCATGCCGTCGCCTTTATAGGGCTCTTCATCAGGCAAGCGGGTACCGTCTGCGTAGCGGCCAGAGTATTTCCTACGCGCTTTCTCGTCGGAGTCAGTATCACGGCGCATCTGGTCAATCTCTTCGTCCTGCAAACGCTCTTTATCTTTTTTGGACGGCTCAGCAACTTTGTCACGGGTGTTTACTGCTTTATCAACAAGCGACCCAAGACCGGACTTATCAACAATCTTTTTGCCAACTCCTGTGGCTTTATCAATCTCACGGCCAAGCATGTACCCACCTTCAAGAGCGCCCAATGCGCCGGCCTTGCGTCCAATCTTGCGGTTTTCAGCACGCTTGCCAGCTTCACGAACAGCGTCTTTAGCGCCACCGGTAAGCTTAGAAGAATCTACTTCACGGCCCTTTTTGGCTTTGGCAGTATCTTCGCGGTCACGAGCAACGACGTCGTCTTTAAGCCCGGGTAGGTTGTCCCATCTTGTAGCCATGATTGCTCCTTAGCACATCTTACCGCGTGTCTTACCGCGCTTGGCAATGCCATCAGCTGCGCGGACGTAACCACCTTTAGCGTATCCCTTTTGACCACGAACTGCATCACGGGGGTCTTTTTTAGGCTTACCCATTTGATCTGCGGGTCTGCCCATTTGATCTGCAGGCCTACCCATTTTATCCGCGGGTCTACCCATTTGATCTGGATATTCAGTATTGGTCAACGACTTGGAGTAAGCTTTATCAAGCTTCTCTTGCATCTTGCGTTCGGCCATTTCTTCGCGTGCTGCTTTTTCTGCTGGGCTCATGATTATTTCCTTAACAGGCTTTGCCGCCCATGTTCATTTTTACCATTGTGCCTTTGGTTTTACCCTTTGTAGCACAACCATCAGCACGGCTAGACGCCGAACCGCCGGAAGCTAGTTTAGTCATTGGCTGGCCTTTGTGCAAACGGCCTTCGTGTTTGTTCACGGCCTTCTGCATCATCTTTTTATCCATTTTGACGTCTTCGTGTTTCATATCGCCACCTTTTGCAAATTTGCGGCCTTTATCAGCCGCTGAAAAATCTTTACCCACGGACTGTGGGACGCCTGCTTTCTTGGCAAACGCTGGGTTATTAGCCACAGCCGCCATGAAATTGTGTTGTTTCTTACTAACCGAGGGCACTTCTCTGCTCCTTCATAAAGTCGTCTATCTTGCTTTCAAGGCGATCAAGACGAGCTAATACGCGGTTAATATCGTTATGTACATCAGACTTTGTCACGTATTTTTCAGCGTTTTCTTCGCGGGTTTTACTCAGAAGAATGCTCAAGCGCTTAACTTCTTCATGCGACACGCGCACCCACAACAGCAATGCTGCTGAGGCAAACGACAAAAGAACGTTCCAAACCATCAAGTCCATATCAGCACTTCCATGCCCGTAGGCTCTTATTGATGCGTGAGTCTGGATCTTTGGCGGTTTTGGCCGAAGTCAGCTTCTTCTTCATGCCTTCCATCCTCGCACAGAAAGAGTCTCGCCGGGAGCCGCCTTCTGGCTGGGGAGGTTTCAAGTTCATGCCTTGCTTTTTCGCGGAGGCGCGACCCTTGGCATTCAAGCCACCCTTCTCGGACTTGCCTTCTTTCCTCTGCCATGCTGGACTCTTAGCCATAGAACACCGTAACTTTGGCCGCTGTTGGCAACGTAACGTGTACATCGGTTGTAAACAAAATGCCTTCGCCGGGAATAATGTTGGCAAAGGGGTTGTTGGTATTCGCAGGCACATTAAACTGCAAACGGATACTGCCGGAAGCGCCACCGTCACGGAAAATAATGTCGCCAGCTGTACCGCCAGACAAGCACTGATAGCCCTTCACGCGCACGCGACCAGACACCATAGTGCCAGTGGCTTCAACGTGCGAGGCTAATACGTCGGTTTGCATACCCATAATTAATCTCCTGTAATGCGGGGGCCGAAGCCCCCTAGATTAATTAGTCGTTTTGCTGACCAACCAATGGATCTGCAACGAAGTACATGATGTAGCCACCAACAGTGCCAGCACCGCTTGTGTCGATAGTCACAGTGACATAAGACAAGGCGTCAATAGGAGCGCGTGTCAAACCGCTGGTAATAGAACCAACAGCAGCAACAGACAGATTGTTAGCAATAGCTGCGCCGGTCACAGTGCCGCTTGTGTAGCCGCGTGTGCCGATGTCAACTGAGCCAGTACCTGCGTCATTGATTTCAACTGACAACACAACTGCGCCAGCGGGAAGAATTAGAGCGGGAGCGCCAGCAACAGAAGAAACTGCTACGTTAGTTGCGGTAGCAACAGAGGCGTCTGCAATGTAGAACTGAGCGGCCATAACGCCGGAGCCACAATAAGCGGTGCGAGTTTGATCGCCGCCGCCAGAACGCCAAATGCTTTGGGTGGTAGAAACTGCCATGATAAATTGTCCTTACATACAAGATCAGCGCATCAATCGGTATGTCGTTTGCCGGGTCAATTTGATGCACCGGGAACCCCGGGGTATTTGCAATATACAACAAAAGAAAAGGGGGCACAAGGCCCCCCTTCAAATATTTCCTAAGAAATATTAGGCTCCGGGTGAACCGAAGATACCCAGTGGATCAGACACGCCGAAGCTGTAACGCTCACGGGCTTTGTAACGAACGTTACCTGTGTCAAAGTCACCGTCCATGCCAGTAGACATGGGGGTACGGATAAAGTGCTTCAAACCGTTAGGCACGTCAGTCAACAGGAACCAAGCGTTGGTGTCTGTCAAGAAGTGGTTAACAGTGTAGCCTTCAGGGATAGAACCGTTGTTCTTCAATGCATTGATGTCATTGTCGTTAGTACCAACGCGCAACTCGGTTTCGAGCAAGCGGGTAGCAACGAACATCAATGAAGGAGGTACAACCAACTTCTTAGGCTTAGCAGCGATGAGCAAACCGCGCTCGTCTGTCCAAGCAGCGATCTGAATAACTGCGTTTTCCAACGAAGTTTCGTTCAAGTCAGCGCCTGTAGCAGGACGGTTGCTGTTAACACCACCAGAAACCAAGGGGTGTGCTGTAGAGCACAACACTTGACCGTCACCGTATGTAGGGCCGCCAGTGAAAGCGTTGTTCAAGACGTAAGCGCCTTTAACTTGCTTTGTGTAAGCCATACCGCGGGCCAGAGCCTTGGTGTAACGTGAAGACAAGCTGTCATACAAGTTATCTTCCACAGCTTCCTCAGTGATGGAGAAGCCCATCGCAATGGTTTCGTGGGTGTAACGTGCAGTCCATGCTTCTTGTGCATTGTCATAAGCGATGGCAGAGCCCTCGTTCTTAACAGGTGCAGCAGAGAAGCCAGAAAGCTTGGTCTCTTCTTCGAAACTACGCTCAGATGACTCTGTTTCGTAGATTTCTTTGTGCTCTTCGCCGTATTTAGCGTACTCCAGACCGAACAAAGCGTTCAAACCGGGGAGCAACTCTTTCAATAGTTGTGCGCGTGAAATAGCCATGGTGAATTACTCCTTAAACACCGGTTGTGTTGTTATACGAATGAGTGTTGATCTTAACGATCATCTCAGTGTATGTGGTTGAAGAAGCAGCTGTTTCAGGCACTACGTCGATAATACGAATAGGCAAAGTATTTGTAGTATCGGTGCTGGTAGTAATAGCTTGCGTAGAATTACCAGTGTTAGCGTTGCCGGCGTTTAAAGCCACGGTAGTGTTTTGACCAACAGCAGTACGTGTCAAAGTAGACATAGTGGTGCCAGAAGACACAACTGCAACCTTGAACAAAGCTGTAGGATCATCAACAACATAAGCCAAAACGTTGGTCACGCCAGACGCGGGAGCGTACTGAGCTTGAACGGTTTGACCAGATGAGTTGGTGTACTGAACGCCGACGCAAACGCCAACGCATTGTGCAGCAGCAGTTCCGCTAGAAATCACGGCACAAGTGCCAGAAGACAGCATTTCGACGAGGTCGCCATCATAGACAGCGCCGGAAGCGACTGGGATCAGTCGTGTAGAACCCGCATAAGGATTTCCGCCAATACGATTGATTGGTGAAAAACCATAAGGGGCTGAAACGGTAGGGTATGCCATTTAAGACTCCAAAAAAATTTAAGTACCTTTTCCGAAAGTGACCGTGGACTTACGTTCTTTAAACATAGGCATCCTCGGATCATTCTCGCGCATGTAAGTATTGTCCACAGAACTCATCTGAGCTTCCGCTTGCTTGCGGTAGTACTCATTACGTTGTTCCGTAAACTCTACTGGGGTTTTGCAAAGCAACAAACCGCCTACTTCCACGCTGTCAGGGAACTTGGCATTGCCAGAACCAAACAGGCGGATTTCGGGATGGTCAGAGGCTCTAACAGGCTCCCAGCCTTCGCGTAGTTTTCCAGAAATGTTAGTGGCGTCGTCTTTACCTAACGAACTGATCCTGATCCAGCGAAACGCATAACCCTCTTCCGGATTGGGGTCGGGTAGAAGTTGAGGGGGCATCCAATGCTTTGGGCGCTCCGTCTTATCGCGTGTATCAAGCTCTCGTGCTAAACGTGTTGACTTTTCCATTTTCATTTCCTTGACTGTTCTTCCGCAACCTTACGAGCATAAAGATCCAAAGGAACTCCAAGCCGCTTGGCGATATTCACCTGTGTCTGCGTAAGCACGATTTTTTTAGGCGCTGTGCTACGGGTCGCAGGTGCGACGTTTGATTTTTTCGGCGAAGTTGGCGCATTCACCGGTCTCTCAGATTCAAACTGCTCTGGGAAGACTTGTCTAACTCGAGAGTTTAACCTCTCGTAATACTCATTGGACTGAGGATCAACTCCAGATTTAACTAGCTTGGTGTGGAGTCCAAGGGCAAAGCTAGTCATCTCATCATCAGAACCAAACCACTTATTTTCTGATTGCCAAGCCAGAGCTTTTTGGTCTACTGGAGGCTGTTTTGTAACTTGTTGGGGTATTTGTACCTCAGTTTTTTCCTCTTGTAAAGGGGCAGGTTTAAAATTGTTCACGCGCTCCATTCTGGATTTCGCGGTAATCAACGCTTCCTGCGCATCAACAATAGCGTCTGAGTCACCTGATTCGTAGGCTTCTTTGTACTTGGCCTTGGCTTTTTCAACCTCGTTACCAACTACTTTTTTAGCCTGCTCCAACAGGGCTTGTTGATTAGAATTTAAAGAGCCTTTGAGCTTTTTGTTCTCCTCAACAACAGTCTGCGCAATTCGCAAAGCTTCCTCACGCTCCCGCTCTGCTGTTTCTTTAGCACGGCGTTCTTCGTGGTAGCCCTTGGTGAAATGCTTAATGCGCCTCTGTACACTCTCGTCGTACTTAGTAAGTTCATCCTCGGCGAACTCCTTGGGGGGTTCTTCCATAGGTTTACGGCCACGGTCTTGCGCGGGCGTATCGTCTATTACCTCGACTTCGGTCTCAGTATTCTCGCCTTCAATTTCGAATTCAACTTTGTCTTCGTCCTTGTCAGCTTTAGTTTCAACCTCGTCGGGGAATTTAAATTCGTCTTCTTTAGCCATGATTACTCCTTAGTTAGGGCGTTGGATACCGCGAGGGTCTTGCACAACAGCCTGAACGGAATCATCATTAATGAGTCTCCACTCTGTACCGTGAATCTTCATGCGGGTTCCCGTGTTAGGACGTACTAACACAAAGTCACCTACTTTGCAGCTTGGACCGGACGGAAATCTGGTCGCGTCTTTAAATGCATCGGGGCCAATTTTTGCAACAAACAGCACGGGGGATAGAAGCTCCTCGTTGTACATTGCAGCTGCTGACTTCAAAATTCCAGTCTCGCTAAACTCTTCTTCTGCCTTGGGCAACATACACAGTAAGTGGTACGTTGCTGGATCGGGCACTTGTTTGGCTTTCTCTTCGGCGGAGGTATTAAGCACCCCACTTAGATCAACCGCACTGACATCAAATTCAGTCATCTTCATATTCCTTGGTTTTACGCACGAGGTCAGCAAGTTCGTACTGGGCGGTTTGCAGACCTCGGATAGTCCCGCACAGTTCTTTGTAGTGGTCGTGGGATTTAGCTCCACCACCACTGACAACATCAACCAACTGCTTGACGTGTTCCTCAAGCTTACTGTTTAACACTTCAAGCAAATTGGCCATCATTCATCCTTTTTGACTGGTTTATTTGTCTGCATTGCAGCCCGTCTAGCAGCTTCTTGAGCGTGGGCTAGCTTCTGTCCATGCACTTGGCCGCCATGCGCCATCTTCTGCTGATGAGCTTGCTGCTGCTGGGCCATAGCTTGCTGCGCTTGCTGAGCTTGAACTTGCTGCTGTTGTTGCTGATTTGCAACTTCTAGCGCGTGTAACTCCTGCGCCTGCATGATTTCTTGCTGCATACGCATAGCCGCCATCTGTGGGTCTTCGCCTGTTCTAGCTGCGCTCTCGCGTGCTTTGAGTGACAACTCCTCGGCTTTAAGCTGCAGGTCCCCACGAGCTTTGAGCAGTTTAGTTTCAGCATCTTTAGCCTTGATCTGGAGTTCGGCTTGTTGCATCTGAACGAGCGGATCTTGCTGCATTTGCTGAGCCTGAGCTTGTCGCGCCTGCGCCACATTTGCATTAAGCAACTGAGTAGAGGCCTGTGCGACGAGCTGTGACAACTGAACCTCCACCTGCTCTGGCAACTGCTCTCCGGGTGGTGGCAATGGCACGCCCATTTGCTCTTCGATCTTGCGACGATAAGAGAACGCCAAGTGCTCGGCAATGTGAGCTTGGATGGCTGCCATCATTGTCTGCGCTTGTGGGTTCTGACCCATCTGCGC